CCCGTGGATGTGCCGTGGACCGCGGAGTGGGCGAAGAACACCGCCATCCGGTTCAACGGCGGGCTGCCGGCCAAGGATCGAGGGCTTCTGGGTGCCATCCTCAACGAAGGGCTGGCTCTTTTTTTTCCCGCCGGGCCGCGATCCTTGGTGATTTCCCCCTCATCGTAGGCCCGAAGACAACCCTTACTACTGAACAGGCTCCTGGTCCTGATGTCCGGGGCGAGGAACAATTCGGTCTCTGGGACCGACTGATCCGAGTCCTGGCTGGGTACAATCCCCTACGATTTCCGGAGATCCTTCGCTGGCCCTTACGGGATGCGCTCTTGGCGTTTGAAGCGCACCTCAAGGACCGAGCCCGTGAGGACTACAAGCACGCGGTCCTGGTCTGGGCGGTGCTGGCTCCCTATGCCAAGAAAGGGGCCAAGCCGCCGAAGATTCCGCGGATACTTCGGGAGATTTGATGGCAACGAAGGGCCTCGTATCCCTCCTCATTCAGGCGAAAGACGACGCGAGTCAGGCGCTCGATGCCGTCATCAAGAAAACCGCCGAACTTCCCACGGTGGAGAAGGCGGCGGCGGCATCTGCTCGAGAACTCACCGCGGCCGAGAAGAATCTCGCCGAAGCTCAGAAACTCGGTTTCAAAACCACGAAGGATCTTCTCGCGGCCCTTGATGCGAAAACCGGCAAGCTGCGCGCGGGAGTGCAGGCAACCCAGGCGGTTGCGTCTGCCACGGTCGCCGGCACGCGGGCAAGTGCAGCCCATTCAGGGGCCGTTCAGAACGAAGTCAACCAACTCCGGGGGCTGGGGATTGAAGCCCAGCGCGTCGCCGCGCAGGAAGTCCGCTTGGCCGCGCTCCGAGCCAGGCTCCCAGTATCGACCCAGGCCAATCTTTCCGACTTCGCTGCCGTTCGGAACGCGATCGAACTGAAGCGCCGGGCCGATGAGCGGTCGGTCGCTTCAAGTTTCGCCGTGGCCAATGCGCTTCGTGGGCAGAGTGCGGCCGCAGTCGGTGCCGTCCCTGGTTTCGGGAAACTTCAGAACGCCGCGCAACAACTCGCCTTCGGGCTCTCAGGTATCCCCGGAGCGGCGGGTCGGGTCATCTCGACGCTGGCGACGTTCACTCTTGGGGGCGGCTGGACGCTCGGTGTGGTGGCCGGCATCACCGCACTGGTTGCTATCTGGGATCACTTCACCAGCACGCAGCGCGAGGCCAAGCGGGCGACCCAGGAGTTGATCGACAAGCTGGTGGAGGAAGCCGATCTCCGCAGTGGCAAGACGGCGCGGGAGAGTCGTGCCAATCTTGAGGCGCAGCTTAAGTCGGTGGATGCAGAGAAGCGGCTTTTCGACGCACAAGCCAAACAGCCACGCGTCGGTGGCGCTCGCGGCGCCGAACTAGAGAAGGCCGCCGAGCTGGGGCGCCAGAAGAACCTGGAGGCGCGGGCACGCACGATTAAGGCACTCGGGGCGCTCTACGTCGAAGACGCGGAGAAATACGTCGAGGGTGTCGAGGATCAAAACGCCAAGGACCGGGAACGCGCAGCGGAGCAGAAGCGGCTCGCCGATGAGGCACGCCAGCGGGCGAAGGAACGGCTTGACCAGTTGCGGATGCTGGGAGACGCGGAACGCGCGCTCAACGCCTTACGGGCCCAGGGCCCCGAAGAACAGGGCAAGGCTCGGGCAGCCATCCGTACCGCCGAAATCACTCGACAGGTCGAAGCAGCCACCGCGCTCACCAGCCCGGAACGGGAGACCTTGCGGGTGCTGCTTGAGCAAGCGGACGCTCGCAAAGAACAGGTCCGGATCAACGATGAAGCCAACGATCTGCTTGAACGGCAGATCGAGCTGCTCAACGCCGCCGACCCAATCTATCAGGCCCTCCTCGAGAAGGAACTGAAGCGTCTCGCCGCGTTCAAAGAGTTCCTGCTGATCCAAGGTCGGATCATGCTAGAGCCTGCGAAGTTCGCCGGTCAGATCACGGTGGGACTGCTTGGCGTGGGGGCGGCGACCGGTGGGGGTAAGCGGACAGGGGAAGTGGATACCCAAGAGCCGCAGATCATCGGAGACATACGCACCGGACTCACCAACGCGCTCGCGGATTTCCTCGCGCGGGGCATCAGCACCTTCGAGACCTTGGGCCAGGCCATCGCCAACTTCGGCCGCAGTGTCATCCAGATGTTTCTCGACATCTTCGCGCAGATCGCGGCGGAGAAAGCGGTCTCAGGCTTCCTCAAGTTCCTCGGGGTCAAACCACCCGTCGCCGCGGCCGGCGGTGGAGTAGTCCACGGACCTGGCACCGGCACCAGCGATTCGATCCCGGCGCTCCTTTCGACTGGCGAGGGCATCGTCACGGCGAAGGCAGTGGATTTCTTCGGTGGGCCAGACTTCATCGCGGGACTGAATACACTGAACTATCAAATGCTCCACCAGCGCGTCCCACGTTTGGCAACGGGTGGAGTCGTGGGAGCAGCCACTGGTGGGACTGGGAATGGCGCGAGTGCAGCGCTGGTCAAGGTGATGCTGGAGGACGGACTGATCGCCCGACAGATGGAAACCGGGCCGGCGGTGCGCGCCGCCATTAGTGTAATCGCGAAAAACAAGCGGGCTGTCCGCAGCGCACTGGGGCTGTGATGTCCGATCTCTTGTATGACCTATTTACCGGAAACGCTGTCGGTTCCTTCGTTAATGTGTCGAGTCACGTCCCGACTCGGCCCTACGCCAGCGGTGTTACCGCGTGGGAATACACTGGTGCGCAAACGGATTACATGATTGGTGACTTTACCCTTGGCACGTTCACGACGCTGTTTTCAGACGGCGCTGTCACGGGTCAAGTCGCGCGACTCAATGCCGCCTTCGATCATACCCGGCTGGAGATGTGGGCCAATCTGTACAAGTTCACGGTCGATAACGTCAGCGATTCGATGTACTTCTGTTTCTTCGTCCCCAATACAGCGATCGCTAGTTATACGAACATCAGCTATATCCGGGCGGGCGTGGTGCGCATCGGAGCCGGCAGCATCCGACCCTCGATTCAATGGGTCAACGCGGCAGGCACACCCGCCACGCTTGCGACGGGACGGGCCATCAGCTTCCCCGTGGGTACCCGTCGCCGCCTGTTCGCCACCGTCGTGGAGGATGTCATATCGCTCTACGACGCGGAAACCGACGGCGGTTTGCACGCGACGTTGATCTGTCGCGCACGGGTGCCAAGCGCCCTCATGGTGGCGGGCAACGATCGTGTCGGGCTGATCCTAACTACTGGGAATGCGGCTGGGGGTACGGGCATCTTCGATCTGCATATCCGCGAACGGATTGCCGATATGGTCCCTATCCCCTTCCGATTCAACTGGCCGATGCAGGAGCAGTTCAGCTTCCTCACGGACGTCATGGTCGGAGACGATGGACAGGAGCAGCGAATCGGCGTAAGAAACCCCGATCTGCCGAGACGGATGCTGCGCGCCAATCTGACCACCTTGGAGCGAGACCATACCGAACACCTGATGGCGCTCCTCTTCGGCTCGAACGTGATGACCGTGTGGCCTCCGCTGTGGTGGAATGCCTCGGTGGTCTCCGCCAATGTCGCGATCGGGGACCAGTTCATCAGCGTGCAGGATGCGACCAACCGGGAATACAACGCCGTCGATGATCTCACCGGCCCCGCACAGTATGTGCTCCTCTGGAGTGCCCCGGATACATGGGAGATTCATATCGTGGAGCTCGTCGGAGCCAACAGCTTTCAATTCTACTGGCCGACGATCCATACCTTTCTTGCGGGCACGTCGTTCGTCCTTCCGCTGGTCGGGGCGCGGCTCCCGGAGTCCGTGGATGTCCTGCGCCACGCGCGGCATATGGCCGAAGCGGATCTTGAGTTTCTGGTGGACGCATGAGCTTCCCCACCTACCTCACCTATCCAGTCGTCACTTGGGAACCGGACCCGCAAGACCCTGTCACCACCCTGGTCCGCCGGAAGAACCGATGGGATGGCAACGCCGGGAAGGTCAGGGACGATCACCCTTACGATACCGGGCCGCGCACGATCCGCCGCCACCGCTATGTGTTCCTCTCCCGTGCGGAAATCATGGAGGCGCTGGACTTCATCCGCGCGACTGCACAGGGACGCCTCAAGACCTTCTGGGTGCCAAACTGGGTCGATGACGTCTATCTGACGGCAGGAAGCCTTGCGGCATCGTCCACGCTCTCCATCAGCAATATCGGGTTTACGCGGTGGTACACGGGAACAAACGTTGGCCGGGCGCATGTAGCGCTGTTCCCTACCGGCTCCCCGGGAACCATTCTCTACCGTCACGTCACCGCCGCAGACGTGGTGAGTGAGACCGCAGAATCGCTAACGCTGGACAGTGCCTTGGGCCTGGACCTAGCTGTCGGAGACCGGGTGTGTTTTCTCCTCCTGTCACGGGCGGAGAGTGATGACCTGGTCCTTCACCGGGATAGTTGGGAGACCGCCATTCTCGAGATGCCACTGATTGATGTGCCGCTGGATGCCTCGGTGGCCGGGAATCCCTTGGAAATCGGTCCCGCGATCGAAACCGATACCGCACTGCCTCTCGCGGGTCGGAAGCTGGGCTCCATCGGACTCGCGTCGGAAACGGATACCGGACTGGCAATGACGACACAACACAAGGTGGCGATCGGTATCGCGAGCGAGACCGATACCGGCCTCGCCATGACGGTCGCATGAGCTACGACGCCCGAGAAACGTCCGCCGCCCTCGGGGCACCGATCGAATATCTGCAATTCGAGCGGAACGGTACGTATTGGCGCTACACCTCGGCTGAGTCAGACCAGACATTCAACAGCAATGTCTATCTCGCCATGGCCGGAATCGAACGAGGGCCGATTGAGCAGACCGAGGAAGACGCCTCGATGCAGTTGACCATTGCCCTCCCTCGCATTGCGGCCATCGCCGCGGAGTTTGTGGGTAACCTCTCCCCCTTCGTCATGAGTGTCACTCTCTGGCGGAATCACCGGAACGAAGCCGCCGGCGAGGCGAAGGTGATCTGGATGGGGGAAGTGGTGGGGATCACGTTTCGGGACAGCAAGGTCAACCTGCTCTGCAGCACCGAAGAGACGGCACTGGCGGGACAACTCGGGCGGCTCACGTTCTCCCGCACCTGCCCCAATATGCTCTATGACACCCTCTGCGGCGTAGTGGCCGCGACCCATACGTTCAGCGCCACGGTGACCGTCGTAGCGGATAGCGGGCGCACGATCACCGTCACCGATCCGGCTGATTTGGGGAGCACGCCGTCCCATTATGCGAGTGGGGTGTTGTTCAACCTGACCGATGTCAGCTTCATCATCTCGGAAGGGGCGGCGGGGGTATTTACCCTGCAAACCCCACTGCCGAATCTGGTGGTTGGGGGGACGGTCAGTCTCCGGCGGGGCTGTAATCGCACGGCCTCGGTGTGCAACAGTCTCTTCGCGAATCTGCCGCGGTTTCAGGGCTATGCGAAGATCCCGCTCCGTAATACCTGGAAACGGAGCGACTGATGCCACTCGGCTGGTTGGGCTGGATCATTGTCACGGTTGCCATCAGCCTCCTGCAGCGGGTGCTGGGAGTGGCGCTGCGGCCCAAGTCCAAGGCGCCTGACCATACGCAGCCGACGTCAGAGGCCGGGGGGATCATTCCGGTGTTCTACGGCGTGGTGGAGCTCGCCCCGAACACCACCTGGACCGGACACTTTCTCAAGCGCTCCGTGGATCAGTACTGGCGATTCTACGGGGCGGCGCATCACATCTTCTGCTTCGGCAAAGTCAATGAGCTGATTGATCTCTCCTGGGATGAAAAGAGCGCCCGCAACCATCACCTGACCCACCCCTCATCGCACTCGACCGCTACCCCGCCAGTGCTGCAGGGGCCACTCCTCAACAACGGCGCTCCCTATTTCGTGGACATCCACGGCGACTATGCGGCGAAGCGCAAGGAAGCGGGCTCGATGTTCGGAGGGAACCGGCAAGGTGGCGGCGTCGCCGGCGGATTCAAAATTTATTGGGGCACGGACGCCCAATCGGCCGATGGCTACCTCAGCCTGTCGGAAGCCTACGGCAGCTCCTTCGTGTCACGCTGGCCGCGTATCTGCTACATCCGGCAGGGCGGAGGCACCCCGACTGCAGCCGGCGTGGACGGGGGCGCGGCGAGTCAAGCGGACGGCGGTGACAGACCGTTCTATCTCGGCGCCAACACCTCAACACCCTATCCATTGCGAGCCGTGCTCCGGAGAACCGGCTGGTGGGAGACGGCCACCTCCCCCTTGGGCCAGACGGAGCAGGAAGCGACACTGGGGTATGACGCCAACCCGGCGGAAGTGCTGTATGATCTACTCACCAATGCGGTCTATGGCCTCGGACGGTCTGCTGCGCGGATGGATCTGCAATCGTTCATCGATGCCGCCGTGGCGCTCCGCAATGAAACCGTGGACGCGAGTGTCCCGGGTGTCAAACGGGGGTTTGGGATTTCACTCATCATCAACACCCCCATTGAGGCGGGGTCCATTCTCCGGGACATCCTCGATACCATTGACGCCTCACTGGCCACCAATCCCCTCACTGGACTCTATCGGCTCAAGCTGATTCGGGATGATTACGTGGTGGCCACCCTCCCGGTCATCAGTTCGAGCAATAGCTGGGAGTTCGTCTACCGCCCGAGTACCTGGGCCGATACCTACAACGAAGTGCGACTGACCTATAACCGGTTCGTGAACACCACCGAACGCCGGGGGTTTGTGGAGGATATCGCCTCGGCCCAAGATGGCGCGAACTGGCAAGCGACCGGCCGGATACGGACGCTCACCCTGGATGCCCGGCTCATTACCGATCCGGATGTGGCGCGGCTCAAGTGTGAACGGGCCCGCAGGGCTCACGGGATTCCCCTGGCTCGGTGCTCCTGGAAGATGAACCGGGAGGGCTACACGCTGATGCAGGGCGACGTGGTGAGCGCCGATCCCGCGGCCTTCGGGGTGAGTGACCTCATTCTTCGCATCACCCGGATTAACTACGGCGCGCTGGACGACGGCACGATCGAGGTGGAGGCGATGCAGGATGTCTTTAATGTCGGCAGTGCGGTGTACACGGCGCCGCCGGAATCGGGCTGGGTGGAGCCGCCCGCGGACGTGGACGACGATCCGGACTCGTCCCTGGATTATCCCGTCCCCGATTGGGGCACGGAGACGAACTAATGGCCATCACCAAACGATATCTCTTCGACACCAGCGACATAGCGAGGGCGCTGCAAGAGCTTGACGCTTCGTATCCCGGCTCCTTCGCCCCGCGCGTTGCAGGTATCGTCGTGACCACCCGCACCTTCGCGTTCTTCGGTGGCCCCGTCCTCGATTTGGTCACTGGTATCATCACGTCATGGGTCGCAGATGGCACGGTCGTCTGCACCGACAACGCGCTCTCTGTGGTGCAGAGGGATTACTCCGGGACCGTAGTGGTTGCTCCGACGCTCCTCACCACGAATCTGCCGATGGCGATCGTGGAATGTGCGGCAGGGGTGCTCACCCATTTCGAGGACATCCGGGATGCCGCCCTCGATCGGCGGGGCAATCTCCCACTGGGCGGGGACCTTGACGACATCCTGGTCAAGGCGTCCGCCACCACCTTCGATGCCGTATGGCGTCCGCCATCCCTAGTCTTTCCAGCCGGATACCCCGCTGGCCCGCTTCCGCTCGCGTCCAGTTGTCAGCTCATGGGCGATGCGCTGAATGTGGGAGGGGCGGCTGATGGGGGATCAATGACGACCATTCCCAACATCGGCAGCCTCGGCGGGAACCTCACGAATACCGGCGCGACGGATCGCCCGATCTACCGAGCCACCGATAGTGAGGATGGTCTTCCGTTCATCGAATTTGATGGGGTCAATGACTATTTCGAGCGGACCGGGATGACGAGTTACACGGGCACGGAACTCACCGCGTATCTGATCTATCGGGCGCTCAACATCTCCACGACGGCCGGACTGTTCACGCTGAAAAAGGACGCCTTCGGGGACTTCAGCCAGTCGGATGCGTTCGTGGTGATCGGGATGGACGGCGCGGGGCGCACGCTGCTCTCGCGGAACAGCGTCAGCTATTCGTTCGGCGAGGCAGGTGGATCTGGATTGGCGAGTCCGGATGCCCGGTATACCTGGGCCATGATGGGCGTGCGGTGGAAGGTGGTCGAGGGTCGGGCGGTCCTGACCCTGATGCGAAACAACAAGATTCTTTCCTATGATCTGGGGACTTCCTTGAGCGCCTTCGCGATCGTGCGGGCGACTCTCGGCGCGCGGAACAGCGCCGGTGGAGCGGCGGACAACTTCGCGCAGATGGGCCTTCGGATGTTCGCCTATAAACAATCCGCCGATTCCATCCTTACCATGCGAGACACGATCCGCTATAACGCCCCCTTGTGGGGGGTTCCGCTCCTGGACTAGAGACGGGACGTCCAATCGAATACGGTGGGGCAATGACATTGCCCGCCGTCTCCCGCAATCCCCGTCTCGCCCACGACACCGGCCCGATCTCCCTTGACGATGTGCCGGATATTCCCGTCCCACCCTCGCGCTATCAGCCTGCAGAACTTGATGTGATGCTCGAGGAAGGCATCGCCTTGCATGTCCGCGGGAAGAATCAAGAGGCGATGGCGCGGTACCGCGAGGTGCTGTTGTATGACCGAGGGAACAAAAAGGCCCTGTATTATTCCGCCATCGCCCTCTCACAACAAAACCACCCGGAAGCCAAAGTCCTCGCCCTGATGGAGCATGCCGTCCACCAGCTCGGGGACATTCCCGAGGCGCATTACAACCTCGGGATTCTCCTGCACCGCATGGGACAGACGGAGCAGGCCCGCGACTTCTTTCTCCAGGCGGTGACCAACAGTCCGGGCTTAGTGGAGGCGATGACCTCGCTTGCCGGCTGCTATCTCAACCTCGGTGAACTCGAGGAGGGCCGGCGATGGCTGGCCTCTGCGGCGAATACGAAGTCACACAACCAGGATTCCGTCTATGGCCGGAGCTTTGCGAAGCTGGCGCTCGGCGATTATTCCGGCGGCTGGGCGGACTATAGTACGCGATGGAAGACCGCCTCATTTCTCGCGGAGAACCGCCGGAACTTTGGTGGAGCTCGGCATTGGAACGGCGGAGCGATCCCCGGCAAGGTGCTCTATGTCCATACCGAGCAGGGCGCCGGTGACGTGCTGATGGTGTCCCGCTTCCTCAAACGAGTCGCAGAGCGGAGCCAGGCGAAGGCGATCATTCTGGAGGTGGGTGACTCGCTGGTGGACTATCTCGCGCAAGTGTCCGGCGTGGATTATGTCATCGCCTCAAACAATCCCATCCCCGAAGAAATAGAACGGATCGATCGCTATCTCCCGATGATGACCGTCCCTCAGAAGGCGGGGATGTTCGGACTCCATCAGGTGACGCAGGCGGACGGGTGGCTCCGTCCGGTGGCGGGACATCATGTCATGCTCCCCGAGCACAGAAGACTGCGGATCGGGATTGCGTGGGCCGGATCGAAGGCCCATAAGAATGATCGGTATCGCTCGATCCTCTGGCCGCAGTGGCGGGACACGCTGGTGAACGATCCGCGTCTCGCGGGTCGCATCGACTGGATTTCTGTGCAGGTCGGCGAGCGCGCCCGAGATATTGATGACGAGAACCCAGGCGTCTTCGATGCGACGATGCTCATCAACGCCTACACCGAAACCGCGTCCGTCCTCTCGCAACTGGACGGCCTGATTGCCGTGGACACGGCGACGGTCCATGCATGCGCGAGTCTGATCGGCGGGCCGTGGACCTGGATGTTGACGCCGGCTGCCCCGGACTGGCGCTGGGGGTTGGATGGAGAACGGACGGCCTGGTATACCCGTCTTCGGATGATCCGACAGACCCGAGCGGACGATTGGGAGACCCCGCTACTTCAGGCGGCGGATCGCCTGGTTCGGGTGCTTAATGGTGCGAGTTGGGAGAGTGCGTGACCCGTCTCTCACCTTTTCAAAATCGTTGGACCAGACGCAGCGGGGTTTTCCGGCGAGTTCCAAAAAGATGTAGCCCTTGGGGTGGGTATCTCGGAGATAGGGGTAGAGCCGGCCGGGTTGGAAAGACGGGTTGGATTTGCCGGGCCGGAGACGGTAGTAGATCACGGGCGCTTCGTTTTCCAACTGCCGGGATTCACCAGCGTGTAGATGATGCCGATCACCATGCCACCGCCCGCCATGACCGCCACGTCCCCTCCCTTGCTGCCGGTGAAGGGCTCACGATCGGGTGAGATGAGTTGGTTGGCTAGACCGCCGGCTGCCCCCGCGCTGGCCCCGAGAAAGAGATTGAGCAGTGGGTTATCCCGCTTCCATACTTGGAACCGGTCGATCTGTCGCACCGGGAAGGATTCGTCCTGGAGACGCCGCCGAAGGATGACGGTATTCGAGTCGGTTCGCACGTAAAGACCTGAGATCCATTCGGGACGAGAGACCATCCGGAGTCGGACGCTATCGCCTGGTTGTTGGGCGGATAGTGGGGCAGCTAGAAACAAGAGCGGGAGGACGTAGCGCATGTGGTGATCCTTCTATCGAGGATCAAAGGATGGGGCGCCGGTGAAGTAGATCCACGCCAGCAACCCGAGAACGAGCAGGACCAATCCAATCCAAGCGGAGACGTTTGGGGTTCACCTATAACATCTCATAGTCGCACCGTGGGAATAGCGAGAGTGATTTGATGGTCAGTTGACGGTCCGGACGCAAAGTGTTTCGTGGTCGCATCGCAAACTCCTAGCGTCACACGGCGATGACGATAGCTTCCCGAAACTGGAGGCGCAGCAATGGAACCTTTTGTATTGCGGGCCACCCGGTCCGTCCCCCGCCTTGGTATCCTCGCTGGTGATCGCATCGTGTTCGATCCAGAAGCCCCCGCCCTCCTCACGATCTGCCGTGCGCTTCCGAATATCGGAGTCGCATTGTTAGCATGGGAGGATGGCGCGTTGGAGTCCGTCACCGCGTCGCCGACCCCGGCGGATCTCCGGCTTGCAGTGGGCTATCTGAGCCCGCCCCGCTCCGTCTGGCGACCCCGATCCAGGCCGACTCACCTGGTTCGACTGAAGTAATCCCGAGTGAGGCGCGGAGCTGCGCCAGTGTAGCCCGCGCCCGGTCCAAGTCAGCCACGGCACGATCAAGCTCTAGCGCCGCCCTGGTCGCCGATTGGTTTGACGAGGCCACTTCCGTTGGCTTTGGCAGGCGACGTTCGCCTTCCTCGGTTTTAAGCCACTTAGCCCGCACTCCCAAGAGTCCAGCAATCCGCTCGACGCGGGCCGGGACCGGAACCTCTCCGCCTCGCCATCGGCTCACCGTTCCCTCGTGAGCCGGGACCTTTGCGGCCAGGTCCTGCACCGATATCCTGGCCTCGGTCATTGCATCGACAAGCCGCGCTCCGAAGGCCAAATCCTTGCGCCGGAGCTTTCCCCCTTGACGGCTAACCTTGCGTGAGCTAATATAGCCTAGGGTTAGGTGTGACTCTGACGCTAGGTCAGATTGACTAACCCCCCGTAAGTGGTTGCTGTCTAACAATATATAGGTCAAGGCTATGTCCAATCCCCAGGTTGAGCAAGAGCGCGAGAACCGGGACCGAATCGTCGGGGGCTCAGTGACCGCCACCGAAGAGAAGGACATCCTCGCCGCCATCGACCAGGGCGGTTTCCGTAACAAGAGCCAAGGGGCGCGAGTGATCCTCTTGGCCTACACCCGGTCAGCGAAAGTCCGCGATTTCGTCGCATCGTACCTCCGCGACAACATCGACCTGCTGGCAAGCTGACCATGCGCCTCTCCTTTGTCATACCGTCCGTGCCCCTAAGCCGCAAGGTTGCAAGACCTTGCGTGTCCGTGGATGAGTACATCGCCTGTCTGGAGAGGGTGGAGCGGGCCAGCCGATCCCCTGATCCAGCGCAGTCGTCGGCGTTGTGCTGGCTGCTGGAGCCTGACTCCTCACCCGGTGGACCTACCATGGAAAACCCGACCGGCCTCGTGGAGTGCGCCTATTGTGGCGCCCGCTATCCCGAGGGAGAGCCCGTCGCCTGTTGCGGGGAGCAGCACTTCTTCGCGGTGACGCGAGAGATGCTTCACGCCGATCTGCGGACAAGTCCCTACGGGAATCCCGACGTCGCCCCAATCACGCTCACCGAGGCGCTCGCGTTGATTGACCGCGATGCC